CAAGAATCCAGCAAGCGCAGCGCCAGCACCGATTGTCAGTGCTTCGATGTTGTTAGTTATGCCGAGAATGACAGCGCTGGCAGCGGTTATCGCCCCGGCGAATAGATTGATCCCGCCGACGTCTCCGATCTTTCTGAATAGCGCTGCGACGTTATCTTCTAAGTTTGAGAGAAGGCCCGGGAGCGCAGTCATTTGATCCGCCATAGCCGAGCCGAATTTGGTCTCTCCAATCCCGAGCAAATACTCTTGAATCTCGGCAGAACTGTTCCCGATCGTTGTGGTCATTCCCTGAAATGTCAGAGAGACTCGATCGCCTTCTTTAGATGCTTTGATGCCGAACTCTTTCAGACGCTCAAATTCGCCCGTAGAGGCATCTGCGACGGCTTCGATCATTTGCATCATGTCTTTGCCCATCGCGGCTGACGTGTTGCCATACGACCGCAGAGCGCGTTCTGACGGGTCTAGTCCAAGCGCTTTGAGCTTGATAAAGCCCTCAACCGACTGATCGAGAGTAAATGGAGTCTGAGATGCGAATCTTTCGAGTTCTTGGAATGCGAACGCTGCGTTTTCAGTGCTTCCGGTCATCGTCTTGAGAGAGCCTTTCAATCTCTCTGATTCGGTAACCGTCCGGGCGAAACTGGTAACCAGTGCGCCGACGCCGAGCGCAGCCATAGCGCCGCCCAGCAGTTTGAATGCCGACGTTGTACTCTTGGCACTGGTCGCCATGTCGTCGTTTGCAGCCGTGACTTTCTTGCTAGTCATCTGCCCGGTTTTGCCGAGCTGCTGAATGTCTTCGTTAGCCGCTTTGACTTGTCGAGTGTCGACTTTGATCTGTATCGTTGCTAGATCCATGCTTGTCCTTAATAACGAGTCCGCGTAAAACCGACTTCATGCCTTTGGCGATGTCGTTCTGTTCTTCTTCGGTGCGGTAGGGCGATTGAACGTCCTGATTGTCGTATTTTAGCACACTGCTGGCATATAGAGCGGATAACCGTTTTATGGTCTCAGCTTCCCATCCGGTGAGATGCAGTTGTGTTCTCGCCACAAAAGCATCGATCTCTTGCCAAGTCAGTCCATGAACCCCGTTGCCGCTATTGAGTGCGACTCCTATTCTGCTGAGTATCTCTATGATATAGCCGAACGGCTCCACGTCTGGGAACCGTCCGGCTATTTCATTACTATCGATCATGTCGATGCGTGATCGTTCTTTGTCTTTAGCCCGGGTCGAGAGCCATGCCCACTGCTGAACGTATTTGCCCAGCAGCCCCGTTATTTCAAAAAATAACTGGCTCGATCCCCTGCCGCTTCCATTAACTGCTCGGCTATCCAGTTGCGCTTCTCATAAAGCATATTCGCGTTCTCTTTAGTGCATTTTAGTGCCGCACCGTCGAACTCGATGTTCTTGCTCCACTTGAGCGTGCTTTCTGCCAATATCTCGTAAAGCGCTGATTCGAGAACTGCGTTCGGAATCTTTCGATCCTTATAGCGATTCGCGTTCCGGGTATTAACTCGCTTTGCGGCGTTCTGCCACGTCTGCGAATCTTTGCCGAGAACAACAATCGTCAAATGCTCGCCCTCATCGTCTACTAGATACTCGCCATTAGCCGGATGCTGGAGCTTTACCTCAACTCCCTCTTCCGCTGCTGCCTGTAAGTCAATATTTGCTAAATCCATAAGTCACGCCCCGAATGTGTGTTTTATTAAGCTGCTACGTTTACTGGTGCATTTGTCAGCTCTAGTACGATGCTGTCTGACTTGATGCTGTCGACGCCGCCAGCGTTTACTTGGTAGCTCATGATCAAGCCAGTGAAGTAATCGATTTCGCCGTCTGGGTAAGTGATTGCAACTGATACCTCTGTGTCGGTCGCGGCAGCAGCTTTCGCAGCAACTTGACCAGTATCCGCAGCGTCAGCAGCGAATGAGAGAGTAAGAGTTCCGTCGTTTACCGAACCTTTACGCTTAACCACGCGACGCTCACCGAGAGGCGAGTGAGTGATTAAGTTGTAAACCGAGCCGAATGCTGGGATCTCAGTAATCTCGCCAACTGTAGCGAATGTGAGAGCGCCGAATCCTGCTGCGTCGTATGTGGCGGGAAGACCTGAGACGACGCCCAGAGTAGTGCCCGCAGATGTTTGAATTGCCATGTTAATTGCCTCTTATTTGCTTGCTGCTTTGATATTCTTAACCAGCAAACGGTTAAAATTTTGCATATTCTTCCGTACCATCCCGCCCGGAGCTTGCTTCGAATAGCCATACTCCAGACGTTCAATATACGGAAGGTTATTTGTCAGATAGTAAAGATCGCCCACTGCCACGCGCACTGTTTGGTCGACATCTGCGATTGCTTTGGCTTCGCCCGATCTTGCACTATCTACGGAAACATCACCAGTCGCCCCGCGACCGACGGATGCTTGCCAATTACCACGGGCACGCCCGGTGTCTGCCGGAGTGTCCTTAATTATTGCCGTGCTTACTTCGAAAAGAGTCGCTCGGATGCCCTGATTCAGAGTCCGGTCGATCTTTTGTTCGATCTTCTTCCAGTCAGATTCCCAACTCAAACGAGCGCCCTCCAACTGATTGTGACCGGGATCTGAAACCAGCCGTCTTCGGTGATAGCAGATGCTAGTCTTGTCCCGGTTATTTTAACCGTAACGCCGTTATATGTGTACTCTGCGCCACGCGGGAAGTGCAGCGAGATCAGTCTGGCTTGCTCTTGAGCGTCGAATCGACGATCGCCGCGACCAGCCATTACGCTGACCTGATAGAGTCCTTCGTAATCGTCTGCGCTAGTGTGAGCCACTCCGACCGCATCTTTGATATTCGGCAGGAATGCTTCGCGCAGATAGAGCGTGCCTTCGACGGGAGTGTATTCCGCGTTCTCGTAAGCGATCGGCGGTACTCCGGCAGTCTGGATCTCAGCCAAACGAACCGAGAGAGCTGTATTGATGTCCTTCTCTGCTGCGCTCATATTCTAATCTGGCATATATACATGACGTTAGTCCCTGCCGGGTTAATTGGCATCACTTGCATAACGCGCCAAGTCTTACCATTTACGCCGACTTTCCAGTTCGCTTTCGGCTCAGACGCCACATTGCTGGCGAGCAACTTCAAATCAGACGCTAGAACGCTCTGTCCGTCGATCTCAGCGTTCTTATAGTTTGATGCGACTCCGTATCCACTGACAGTCGACTCGCTCGCTGGCGTCGTTACAGTGCCCGTCGCCGGGTTAATGACTTCGCCAGTTTCATAGCTGAACGTGATTGCCTGACCGTTATCCCGGAGCAATCGCGTCGCAGTAGATTCGAGAGCTGTATAATTTATTCCCATATCAGCCCCGGATGGTTCGGATATTGTTGCCGCCAGTGCTTGATGTCACCAGCTTGCGCATTGCGTTGCCGATGCTGCGAATAACTGTAGAGATTGAAGCGTTGTCCATATACTCCACTTCGAGTACGTCGACCTTCTCGCGCTTCACCGCTCGATCTACTGTTGAGAGCGGATCGTTGCCCGCCATGATAGAGATGGCGATCGTGATCTGCGCATCTTTGACCAACTGTGGAATCTGGTCTGAATCTGTGAGATAGCCGTCGATCCATAGATCCGAACGCGGATACTGGAGCGGCTGAGTCTCGATAAACTTAATGCCGCGAAACGGCTGTTGCTCGAAATAGTCCATCGACAATATAAGCAACTGCGACTCGTCACCGTAAGTGCCAGAGACTGTAATATTACGGTCTGCGCAATACTGAGTGAACTCGGCAGTAGTGACGTAGCTGTTCGCGTTGGCGACGATTGAGCCGTCTTCGACGATGATAGTAGCCATTTAGCTCTCCGCTTTGGGCTTGCGAGTCTTCTTCGGCGCTGCCTTCGGCTTTGCCGCTGGCTTTTCACCGAATAGCGTCATTGTCTTGGGATCAAAATCAGACTCGTTGATGGTAACTGCTTCCCCATCCCGGTCGATCTTTACTGTTGGTAATTCGTACATAGTCCTCTCCGTTAATGATGCGGAGCGCCCGAAGACGCCCCGCGATCACCTTTAGCCGAGCAGAACAGCCATATGCTCTGGCTTGATAGCGCTGACGCCCCAAGCGAGTGCCACTTCAAAGTGAACCTGACGGTACTCTTTGTACATAGACACTTCGAAAGTGATGCCTGAACGCGGATCAGTCATAAGCATGACATCTTCAGCGAGATCGCCTTCAACTGGACGGGCCGGAGCGCGTGTTACGAGAACGATCGCGTCGCGGTTGAACGCCATATTGGCAGCGTAAGCATTGCCAACTGTCATTGCTACGCCATCAGCGAGAGATGCTTTCAAGCCGGGAGCTGCGAGAGTCACGACACCACCAGCGAGAGCAGTTTCAACGACGTACTTGTTCGCGTCACCAGCAAAAGTCACCACGTCGCCAGCGAGAACTGTACCAGTGCCGCCATCGATAGTGATAGCAGTTGCGCCTACTGCGTAAGTGCCGTCTGTGATGTAGCTCGCGCCAGTGCCCTTAGTGTGAGCATTGATCTGCGCAGACTCGCGGATGTCCATACCAGCAGTCGAGAGCATAACGCCCTGACGTAGCATAGAGTCGTTGCCCTGAACGTCGGTGCGGCTTTGCAGACCGAGCATAGAAGCGCCAGCAGCAGAACTTACGACGAGCTGGTTACCAGTCAACGGCGCACCGTTGTCTTTTAGCAGCTTGAGAGCGAATGAAGCGTCGCTGAAATCGCCAGCAGTGCCGAATGGAGTAGTACCGGGAGTTCCGTATGCATTAGACGCCTGAGCGTAAAGCGCAGTGAGATCCGCTTCTACTTCGTTTGTCAGAGTGCGCATCGCCTGAGCGAATTGATTCTGAAGGATGCTGTTGTAGCCCGGGCCAGTGTTCAGACCGCGCTGCTCTTCGCCGTTGTAGCGGATTGCCACACCGCGAGACTTTGAGATGCTCAGAGTCTTGTTAGTGATTATCTGGTCGCCAGTGTCTGGAGCTTTCTGCGCTGGAGTAATGTCAGCAGCAGCGGAGCTTGGAGCAACTGCGCTACGGATTGTTTGACCTTTGGCCGCACGCTCTGCATTCGCATCGAGTGTTACCGCTGGGATCATACCGACCAGTTCACGCGAAACGGTATCAAGCGCTTCGTATAGATCTGGAGTGAGATTGGTTAAAGTGTTAGCCATGATTTAAATACCTTATTAGTCAGAGATGATGCCGCCGTCTTTCACGAACTGCATCTTTTTGGATGCCGCCAATTTGTCAAAGTCGGCTCGATTAAGTGATTTCGTAGCCCCGCTACTTGCAGAACTCGTCGCGCCACCCCCGGTAGCCGATGAGCCGTCAACCAAAAACGGAAATTCTTTCGCCAGATGATCCATTAGTGCGGATGAGTCTACTTCCATCCCGCCCACTAAAAACTGAACCTTCTCGCCGTCGTGCCGAGCATACCGTGAAGCATAGTCGGCCAATACCTCCGCCCGTTTGGCGTCTGACTTCGCAAGTTGCGAGCCGATACCGCGTGCAGCGATATTAATGTCTTTCTGTTGGATCTTTGTCGTGAACTCTTGCAGCTCTGCGTCTTTCTCGGCGAGCTTCGCCTGAGCCTGTTCCCAGAGATTCTTGAACTCGCCCTTTTCCTGAGCGGTCTCCATCTCTTGCTGCTGTTTCTGCGACTCTAATTCTTTCGCACGTCGCTTCGCATCTTTCGCTTCGTCCATTAGCTGCTGGACTTTGCTTTTGAGTCCGCTGGTATCCTCCGGCTGGGGAAACCCTTCGACTCTCAAGATATATCGATCACCGTCCTGTTCGTAAAGAGATTGAACTGATTCGTCGAGATCGGTGAGATCGTCGACTGCGTATTGTAAGCCCATGCTGTACCCCGTACATTTTTATGCTGCCCCGCAGCGTTGCGTGAATTATAGCACTATTCGCCAAAAGTGAACATATTTGCTAAA